CCGCGTTCTGGAGCGTGGCCGCGTCGAGCATCTGGTTGATCGCCGTGTTGACCGGCTCGCCGATGTCCTCCAGCAGCCAGCCGAACCCGATGTCGTAGAACGAGCCGTCCGGCGCGGGAATGAACGCGTATTTCGTGAAATACTTGCGGCGGTTGATCGAGACGATGCGCAGCACCGGGACCTTCGCCTGCGCCAATTCGTCGAGCCTGAGCACGCCTGCCGCTGTTGCGACCTTCACATCGTCGGCGTTGAAGCAGGGCACGATACGCGCGACCTGACCGTCCTTGGTTGTGGTGACGATGTAGGGCTCTGGATAGCCGTCGTCGTCGAGATCGAAATAGCGATGCTGTTCGTAAAACTCGACCGGAGCGTCCGCATCATCGCCGCTCGTCGGCTCGGCGCGAAGGTTGACCTCGCGCCACAGCCCGGCCGCGATTTTCTCCGTTACCTCGTGCGGATAGAAGCGCAGCCGGTGCGTGTAGCGCGGCGCAGAATCCAGGCTTTTCGCCCAATAATTGATGATGAAGTCTTCGCCGGACACGATCTCCGAGCAGTTGGAATTAGCGATGCTGTCGTAATAGGACTTGCGGAACACACAGCCGCAGATCGGCAATTGCAGCAGCAGCCGGTCGGTTTCCTCCTCCCAGCCGGGCATCCGGTAGAGCAACTGCCACGTCATGTGCGCGCCGATGCGATCCGCTCGCTCGCGCTTGGTTCCATCAGGATCGGGACCTAAGACTCGTCCCTTCACCAGATTGGACCCGTCGACGATTGCCGGATAGGCACGTGCCTGGAACTGGATCGAGGCGACGGTCAGCAGCGGGAACTTGACGTTCGACGCCTTGGGCCACGGGAAGTTCTTTGCCTCCCTGACCTGCATCGCCATGTCGATCCACTTGGTATAGCGCGCCAGCCAATCCTTGCGGCTTTCCTCATCGATCTCGACATCGCGGATCACGCGCTGGCCGATCTGGCTCAGCTTCGAGTCCGCGAGGAAGTCGGCGAGATTGACGTTCGGCGTCAGGATTTCGTCGAGCGTCAGCGTTTCCAGCTTGTCGGGAACGCGGGTTTCCTCGGTGTCGGGCTGGGTCGCCATTACTCGTCATCTCCAAGCGCCGGCCATGCGTAGAAGGGACAGGCGTACGGCCAGACATACGTCACCTTCATCGTCTGCGAACGTGCGCGTGCAGCTCGGCGTGCAGACCGAAGGCCAGTGATTCCACCGATGAGCGCGAGGCAAGCGCATCCGATAAAGATCGCCAGCACCATTCAATATCCTCCCACTTCCGAGCGCCCGGCGTCGTCGCATTCGTCCCACGGGCTTTCCTCATCGACGCTCGGATATGCCGGGACCGCGAAGGTCAGCGCCAAGCCGTCCCCGTCATCGGGCGAGGCCAGACCGCGCTCCTTCATGTGAGACTTCTTTTCGAGCAGGATTTCGTCGCGCGCGTTGAAGCCATATTCGACGCCGGTCAGGTCGTCCGCGAGTTCCTGATCGTCGGGGATCATGCCCGTGCCGAGCCATTCTCTCAGGATCGCCCACATCTCGGCCCGGCGATTGGCAACGCGCACGCCCTCGCCGAGCTTGACTGCGCCCAATGGCTTGCCGCCGAACTGCACGCCAACCACCGGAAGCTGCATCTGCCGCAAGCGGTCGACCACGCCCGCGCCGATGCCGCCTTCGTCGACACAGATGAACATCGCCCGGTGCAGCCGGTGAAGCTCGGCGATCTTCGATGCGAGCGTCATCGTATCGACCTGGCTCAGCCGGATCGGCGGGATTGACCGCGCATCCTTGCCCCGGCGGAAGTAGATCGTCGTCCGATCATCGCCGAAGCGGGCGACATCGACGCCCATCAGCAGAGGTTCGCCCTTGTCCGCGAAAACCTCGCGCTCGCGGGCATTCGCGACCAGCGCCGAGGGAATGAATTGCAACGACGATGCGCTCGGGAACTGACCGAGCACGCGGACCTTCGCGATGTCGCTATCCTCGCCGTAGGTGTCGACGATCGATTGCAGATAAGGCTTGTTCGTGCCCTCTACGTCGCGGCTGTCGATTTGGCGCGTGCTCCACAGCGCCCGCTGCTTGCCGAAGCACTCGCGAAACCAGCCCGTGTTCTGTGTCGGGTTGGCATAAGCCAGCCAGATGATCTCGGTGCCTTCATCGGTCAGCGCGCCGCTGATGACCTCCGCAACCTTGTCGTCGATCTTCGACGATTCGTCCGTGATAACGACGATCCGCTTGCCGAGGTTATGCAGGCCGGCGAACGCCTCAGTATTGTGCGCGGACCAGGTGACGGCATCGCAGCGCCAGCTCTCGGCATGGCCCGGAACAATCGAGAAAATGCCCGTCTTCTGAACATCCCACCAATCGCGGGTGATCGACATGTTCCGCCACTTGATGATCTCCGGCCACAGCTTCGTGCGGATCTGCGGCTCGGTGTTGGCGGTAACGATGACGCGGCAGTCCTCGCATGTATCGAGAGCCCAGCAGACGATCATCCCGATAACCGCCGTCTTGCCAATGCCGTGGCCCGACGCCGTGGCGTCGCGATAGGGCACATGACGGCTCGCCGGATCGCCAAGGTGGTCGCCGATGTCCTGGAGCTGTTCGCATTGCCACTCGCGCGGGCCGGTCGAGTCCGCGAGCGGTGTTCCCTTCACACCCCACGGAAACGCATAGACCGCATAGCCGAGCGGATCGTGCGTGAATCCGGCGATGTCCTCCGCCAACATGCGGAGCGCGTCAGGCTTCGTTGCCATTGTTCAGCTCCGAAACCTTGGCGCGGCGCTCCGCAATGATCGCGGCGAGATCGTCGGACAGACCGTGCTCGACCTCAGCCTTGTCGCGCCATGACTGCGACCGGCGATTCTTTAGCCAGAAAATCCCGGCGGTAACGTCAGGAGCGATCTTAGCCCGGAACGGCGCATAGACCGGCTCCGAAGCACTGGCCGGCATGAAGATTTTGACCTCTTCCTGCTCATAGCCAATGGCTCGCTGATACAGGCTGCGCTCAACCCTATCGTCGGCAATATCCTTGCCCGCCTTTAGGGCCTGACAAAACGCAGCGTGATCGTGCTTCCAACGATAGAGTGTGCGGACCTCGATCTCGAAGAAGTCAGCTATTTCCTGATCGGTCGCACCGAATTCACAGAGCTTCGCGGCCTGCTTGGAGAACTCCGGCTTGTATTTCGTGGGTCTGCTCACGGCAGTTGAAATAACCCACGCTGGTGCCCGCAAAGGTTAGCATATTGCGGCGCGCTTCAACCTAATCCTGCGGACGCGTCCAGCACCGACCCTGCGAAACACGCCACGCCTCTCCAGGCTCTTGACGATGCGGTGAACCTCGCCCTTGGTCGATATGCCAACATCGCGGCAGATCATGCCATAGCTGGGCGCCATGCCGTCCTCTTCCAGCTTGGTCTCGACGTAGCGCACCACCTGAAACGCGCGGTAGCCGAGCACACGCCTTTGATTGACGTGGCCAATCCCTCCCATCTCCATATTCCCCCACCCCTTTTGAGTTAGACCGCACTTGGGACGATTTTGTGCCTCAGTTGGCCGGACGCTCGCTTGCGTCGCGACAATTTCCATGCTACACGCTGCTCGTTTCGTGGGTTGGCTGGATACTTCTGGCACGAAACATCGCCAGGCGCTACCAGAAGGGCCTCATCAAAGCGCAGCCCGAGTCCGAAAGGCCGAGCGGGGATGAGCGGGGCGGGAACAAGCCTCGAAAGCAACGGCCAAGCTTGGGATAGTCCCATCCCCGAGCGACTGCGAAGCGACAGGTGGCTCCAAAAGCCGTGGTCGACTGAAGTGGTCCGGACAGGCTCTACCAATACACGGTAGGGCTTGTTGTCCTGTGACCGCTTCGCTCCTGGTTCACCAAAAGCCGTGGGGACGAGCCGCTGAAAAAATTTTTCGCGGCGCATCAGGCGGCCTCTTTTCGCAAAGCGGCGAGCTGCGTTTCCAGCTCATCAGCCTTCGCGCCTTCACCACGATCCCGATAGAAGCGGGCAAGGTTGGCGATCTCGTCAGGGCCAAGTGGGCGAGACGGTTCCTTGGGCTCCGCCTTGCCGCCGCCGTATGATCCCTCCAGCACCTTCCGCAGGCTTTCGGGCTGAAGCAGGAAGTCGATGGTCGGACGCCAGTTGTTGTTGCGGCCTTCGCCTTTCAGCCAATCGGAGCGGCCGATAATGTCGACCGCTTCAAGCAGGGCCGGCAGGCCAACGGACTTGAGACGAAGCCGAAGCGATTGCTTGCGAGAGGCATCCATGACCCTGACTTGGGCAAGCCCATTGGCGAGCGCCATTGCGTTCCAGGCTGAAACAATCCGATCCACAATTTCGGCAAAGGAAGCTTTAGCTTCCGTATTGACGGTTACTGATGGTTTGTCCGCAGCGGCTGCGGGGGTTTCCGCTGTTCCCTGCGCCGGTGCTGCGTCTGCGGGGGCGCAGTCAATGCGGGGCGCAGTCTTTGCGGCGGTCCTAGGTAAAACCGTGTAATTACAACCCTTTCCCGGAACCTCACGGCGGACCAGCAGCCCCTCATCGACTAGCCGCTTGATTGACGCCTGAATCGTACGCTCGCTCTTGCTGCATTTGCGAACAAGCGACGCCACGGACGGCCAGCAATGGCCTTCATCATTGGCACAATCGGCCAGCGCGAGCAGCACGATCTTGTCGCTGTCGGGGAGGTCCAAGTCCCACACGCGGGTCATGCAGCGGACGCTCATGTGGCCCTCGCCAGCACAACACCGCGCCGTTCAAGTTCAGCGATCAGCGCGACCGTTGAGGCTTTGGACAGGCTTTCGGACGGATTGAGCGCGACAACAGAGCGGGCGCGGTTCGGAATGTAATCGACAAAGCCGCGCCCCTTCAGAGCGACGATCAGCTCGTTGATGCGACCCTTCGCGCTCGTTCGTCCGTAAAGCTCGAGCGCCATTTCATGATAACTTGGCGAGCGCTCGCATGACTTGATGTAGCGCCACAGTTGTTCCTGCTTTTCGGTGAGGGGAAGCGTCACAGCCCCATCTCCTCGATGATCCGGCTCATGTCTGCGCGCAGGGTGGGATCGCGCTCGGCCCGCTGTTCAACGACGCGGATTGCGTGAATGACGGTCGAATGATCGCGGCCGCCGAAAAGCTGGCCGATATGCGACTGGCTGCGGTTGGTGAGTTGGTGCGAGAGGAACATCGCGACTTGGCGCGGACGCACGCGCTCGGAAAGACGCGAACCGCTTGCGCC